ACTACTGAGCCTGGAATGATATCATCTGAACTAGGAGCACCATTTACTACTGGACGTAATTCAAGTCTTACTGGTACAGTTGTATCTTTTGATTTAAAGTAAGTTTGTATTTTAGTCACAAACATACCACTTGGTGCAGAAACCCTAAAGGTTTGTGCAAGTGGGTCTAACCAGTTCACATTAACTTGTGGTACTGGTTCTGGTGGTCTAAGTGTGACTGTTGTAGTTTCTAAAGTACCTCTACTTGTAAAGATTGCACTTGCACGAGAAGTTGCAGATGATTGGTCATCTACCGAAATGTCTAGTAATTTAAATTCTCTATCTCCACTTCTAAATCTTAATGAGTCATTGTTTGGTAATAAGAACGAACCGTCTACTTTACCATTTGCGTCTGTGACAATAGTTGTACTTCCACTTGGGTGTATTGTTGTACCTCTATATTGGTTTCCAACATAAGTTTGTCCCGCAACATTTGTAAAACTAACCGTAGTATTTACATAGTCATCTACTTTAACTCCGTCAAAGAATGGGAAGTATCGAGTGTTTCCTCTTAAACCTTCTGCACGGAAGAATATAAGTCTTGGTCTCATAAATGGAATAGCAGTCAAAGATACTTCTCTATCTCCCACTACTTCGTTTATGGTACTATTACTTACAACTCTTACTCCAAAGTCTCCACCAAAGTTTTCACCCGCACCTGCTTCTCCAGTTCCAACATTAAGACTAAAGTTGTCAACAAATGAAACACCCGCACCAGCACCAATTCCAGAAACACCACCAACTCCTTGACTACCCATTCCACCAGCATCTTGTGAGAAGTTATTTCCAAAGTTAGGAATTGCACCACTTAAATCTATTCCTTCCCAGTTCCACAATGCACCAAGATTTAATGCGGGTGCAAAAGTTGGAGGCATCAAACCTAAAGTATTACCAAATGTTGGTATCCCTATTTGAACTGGTTCTGGAAATGCATTTCTTGCTTGTGGTACTGCGGGTACAGTTCTAGTTTCTGTATCGACCCAGTTATCACTTGTTGGTGATAAAGTTAAATGTCCTTCCCCACTTACAACTGCAAATGGGTTTACATTCTCAACACCTGATATCATTCTTTGTGATATTGCAGAGTCTTCTGTATAGTGAAGATAAATGTTATCACCCTTAATAATTGTGTTTGTTGATTTTGCAGAGTCGTAAATCAAAGGTACTTGATTATTTGAAAACGCTGGGTGTAAAGTATTTGTTGTTGGATTTATTGACGCACGATACATTGGGTCTTCGTGGTCTGATAACAATCTGTTTTTAAAGTTGTCTGCAAGTATACCTAGTTTACTTCTAGATACACCATTTGAGTCTAAGATTAATCTTGCGTCTGCAGATTGTTCTAGAAGTGATAATGCAGTAGTTTCTGCAAGGTTATCAAGTCTTCTTTCAATTCTTGCAATATCTTGCATTCTAAATCTTTTATATTGAGATACACCTAAAGTCAAGTCTGAGTCATTCAGACCATAACCGTTTATTGCTAAATTAAATAATAATAAATTGTTTTCTGGTGTAGGTGGTTGTTGTAATGCAAATCCGTCTTTACCAGACACTACACTAAATTCTGCTTCATTGTTAACTACAATCTTATCTGCTCTTGGTAAGTAGTATTCTATATCTGCAGTAATAGTTTGACCCGCAACTGGTATTTCGACCTTTTTAGTATATGAACTTGCAACTCCAGTGTTGTTAGTGATTGGGTTTGCATAACCGTCTGAGTCAGAACCATTGGAGTCTTGTACTAAGTATTGATGTCTGATACCAACACCGTCACTGTCTCTTATTGACCTTAAGTCAATTACTTCACGAAGGTTAACACTCTTTCTTCCACTAATCTGAAAGTCTGGTATGTCTTCGTAATCTACAGTACCGTCATAAGAGTTTACAGAGAAGAAGTCTCCACTTGCACCATGAGCAAAGTATTTTAATCTACTAAAGATAGTTCCACTTGGTGGAGTGGTGTCTCTTTTAACTACTAATCTACCATGTTGATAGAAATCTTTTCTTTGTCCATTATCTAAAGTAAAGTTGTGAGATAAATCCGCACCACTCGAGTCATCTTGTTTGATTGATATTACTTCATAGATATCTGCATATGGTATCTTAACAAATCTTAGGTTCTCTCCGTCTGAGTCTATTGTACCAGTAATTGTAGTTTCTGTCAAGGTTTTTGTTCTTCGAGTTGCATTTCCTTTGTTTATTCTTGCAAAAATATTGTGTTTTGCACCAGAGTCTAAACCACCATTAGCATGATTAGTAGTAGTACTAATAGTTGCACTTTGTGTTCCCGTTCCACTAACACTAAAGTTAGTCACCCTTTCTCCAGTGACCGCACTCGTAATAATCCAATTACCTACATCTGTAAATGTTTCTCCAGTTGCAGATAAAGATAAACTAATTGACGGGTGTGTACCCGCAGAAGGAGCATTTGCAGAGTCATCAATCTGTCTTAATACTTGAAATGAAACATCTGAAATACTTTTTGGTCTTGGTCTTTGAGTCGGGAATAATAAGTCATTATTACCTATATCTCTAAACAATGCAGTACTTGGTAAAAATGCAGAACTACCAGTAGTTTTAACTTTAAATTGGTGTGGTGCAGTATCGAAATCTCCGTGTCTTTCTACTGCAGTGATATCTGTTATTTGGTCATTAGTAAAAGCTCGACCTTTTAATTGAATGTCCATTAAGTAAAGACGAACTTCATTGTTTACTACTTGAATTGATTTAACTCTTGCAGTACCAATGACTGCACTACTTTCTAATAAATTAACTAATTCAAAATTTCCAAGTGCAGCTGCAGGCCCTACAGTTGAACCACCGTCAGCTGCGAATACAAGATATGAACCATAGTCCACACCAATCGCTTCGTTGTTATTTGTGACTGTAGTTCTGGGTTTTGAAATAGTTAATTTACTTGGTCTTTCTTTATTTACACGATAACCGTTTAGATATACTGTACCCGCAGATATGTTTGCAATTAGATTAGATGTACTACCGTTTGCAGAGTCATCTTCAAAAGTCACTCTAAATGGACGGACAACATAATTACCTGACTCTTCTTTTGTTCTAAGTGCAAGGACATCATTAATTTTATTGTAATCTTCTGTACCAGTGACAACTTCTTCTATTTCTCCGTCTACTATATCACAAAAGTATACGAAGTTATCACTTGCAGTGACACTTGTTTTGTTAACAAGAGTTAATCTAATTCTGTATCGGTCTGCACCAGGCGATGCAGTATTTGGAGTTGCACCCTGATTATCAAAAAGTGATGTATCATCTCCTGACGTGACAATATCTTCTGCAATGGTAAATCCAACAGTTGCAGTTCCAGTCGTAGTATATTTTGAAATAACTAAAGATTGTTGTGGTGCAAACACAAAGTGTCCTCTTACAAAGAAGTCTCCCCCAGACACATGAAGTATTGTACCTTGACCAGTTGCTGGGTTTGCAACAGTATTTGTTGTTTGAACTGATAGTGCAGTTCCACCAGAGTTTATAGTTTCACCCGCAGTAAATCTAACTGGTGCAGAACCTGCTAATCCACTTGTATTTGTATCAGTATATTGCACATATAAAGTTGCGGGGTCAGAACCACTTGCGGTTTCTACTCTAATAACTCTTGCTTTAATACTTGAAGTTGCACCCGTAAATTCTAATCCAAGTAAAGTAGAAGTATCGGTTGGTAAAGTATTTACACTCGTATCTAATTTTACAAATTCTGCATGTCTGTCAACACTAGGCCCGCCTGGGTTTACAGCCGCACCTTCTTTAAATATATTTCTACCAAATCTTGCAATCTCTTCTTGAATAATAGTTTGCATTTGCGTAAGTTCTCTTGCTTGCAACGCACGACCCGAGTTAAATAATATTCTATGAAAATTATCTGCACTGTCAAAGTCGTCTTTATATGTTGTTTCAAAAGTTGACTTATTAAAAGTTGTTGACATTTTTTATTCCTATACTTGTATTACAATTTTTAAATCTTCTGTTTGACCACTTGCTCTTGTAATTGCACTTCGGTTATCAATATACAATAGTTGACCTGAATTTGGGTCTACTTCTGGAGTACTGTCGTGATTACCACCACTAAGAAGTACACCAGTAGAACCACCAGATGCAGTAATTGTTTCTCCCGTAGTAAAAGATGTAAATCCATTACTATCAGTTTGATGAATAAACAAAGTACCTTGAGCAAGACCAGTTGGGCCAGTAGAGTCAAAATCTACAATTGCTTTTGCACCAGATGTTCCACCAGTTATTACTTGGTCTTTTTCAAATGCTTTACTTAAAGATGCAAAGTTAAGAGTTCTTAGTGTATTACCAGTTTCTTCTGTAAATGGACTAGATGTTGAGTCTCCTAATTCGGGGTTCTTAAGTAAACCGACTTGTCTAAATTGTTGATTTATAAAAAAGTCTGCTCTTTCTGCACCCGAAGGTTTTGCATTAAACATTAATGCATTACTTCTTAAATCTGATACTGGGTCATCACCTAAACCACCACTATCAAGAGTACGTCTTGAAGTTGAAAGAATAGGTCTAATTATTGCAGCCGAGTCTGGTGAACCACCACTTACTGCAACTGAAGCAAAGTTATATCCTGAACCAAAATTTGCCTGAACTAAATTACCAGAAACGTCCTCAGAAGGAATAACCTTGACCACTGCACCACCAGATATAGTTGCGGTTGCAACTGCAGAACTACCGTCTCCCGTGATTGTTAAGGTTGGTGCAGAACTATATCCAGAGCCTGGATTATCGATTGCATATCCTACAACTTGACCTAGTACTGATGCCTCTTGAATTGCAAGTTGTTCTGTTTGGTTTGAACTAAAAGCAGCCAATCTTGCACCTGATACTCCACCCGCACTATCTTTATCAATAAACTCTACAGGCATAAAGTTTGCAGATTGAAATTTGTTTGCAGTTGCAGAACTAATACTGTATATCATTTTCCAAACATATCCGTCAGATGTTTTGAAAGGTGTACCCGAAGTATTACCCGTTGGTTCTATAGTAGATGCAATCGCAACTCCAGTGTTAGAAATAGATTTTCTTAATACCATGTATACTTGTTGGTTTGAGTTGACCACATAGTATGGATTTGAATTACCAGTTGATTGGTCATCATATGCATCATAGAATGTACCAGATGACCAGTTATATCTTGGAACTACAAAAGACGCATCAGTTATTAATTTAACCGATTGCATGTTGTTTCTAAAATCTCTCTCTTCGTGATAAGACCCGTCTGGTGTAGGAGATACATCTGTCGCATTCCACTCTTGTGAACGACCAATAGCTGCATAGAACTTATCTCCATTACTATCTTTTCTACCTTTAATTTCGTCTAAGATAAATCTTCTTAAAGGACTAGTTATTGTTGCGGTCATTTCTTATTCTCCTTATGCGACTGCACCACCGTAGGTTGCAAGTATTTGCCAGTTAGTTCCGTCAAAAATTAATGTTCCAGTTTCATTCTGTTGTAATGTTAAAGTACTTCCAGGCCCAAAATTGTCGGGAGTGATAACTGCATTACCAGCACCACTATTTACCACATACTTAACTTGTCCAACAACTCCGTCTGCGATACCATATGTACCCGCAGTTCCTTTTGTTATTTGAGTAAATGGAAGTAATAAAGACAATGCTTCATTAGAACCCGTGTTTACTGTTTCTTGTTTAAGAACATGTGAATTATTTAGTATAATTTTACCAGTTCCTTTTGCTTCTAATTCTAAACCGACATTAGTGTCTCCACCTTTTGCGGTTATCTTTGGATTATTATTGGTTGCATTATTGGTAAGGTTAACGTGATTAACTGCACTTGCAGTCTTTGTTAATTCTAATACTTCATTACCCGAAGAGTCTTGTAATACTCCACTCCCAGATAAACCAGAAATCTTAGGTGCATTTATTGTAGGTGTATTTACTGTTGGACTGGTAAGTGTTTTGTTTGTTAGGGTATTAGTACTTGAGTCTAATACTACATTACCACTTGCATTTGGAAGTACTATCTGGTTATCTCCAGTTGGTTCTACAACTTGTAAAGTGGTTTCGTGTGCATTTGCAGTTGTACCTTCAAATCTAATCAATCCAGTTGCAGAGTCACTAAAAGTAATTTTAGTACTTAATGCTTGAGAAATACCATTACTATCCGCAGAGAATTCTCCACCTAAAAGATTATAGATTTCTGTAAAATTACTGTTTATCTTAGTTGCAGCCGCACGGAGAGTATCACCCGTTCCGTCATTCGCACTACTTCCGTTTCCTATTACTGATTTTCCCATGTTTTATTTCCTATGTCCTATTTATACAAGTTATAAACCTAATTCCTAAAAAGTTTCAAATTTGTCTTGGTCAAATGTTTCTGTTGTAAATTCATTACTAAAGTCTATAACATAATTAACACTAGTCTTACCAACTAAACGTCCGTCACTATCTGGGTTTAGAGTTGTCAAAGTACCAACACCGTCTGAGTCTAAATCAAATGTAGGACTTGTTCTTAATTCTGCAGCTCTCATAGTGCGATATTGTTTTTCTAAATCTGGTAGACTAACAGTTGCAAGTGAATTAACTAGATTATCATCAATGATAACTCTTAGAGTTGTACCACCACTATCTAAAAGACCAGTAATTTCTGGTGTGGTCTGATTAACTTGACTGAATAATGCAGTATTGAAACCTACCACATCAATTGAACCCGCATCTGAGTCTACAATAGATAATGGTGAAGATGTATTAAGAAGTCCAGTGTTTTCTAATCTTACTTCTGAACCAACAAACATTCCAGCGGGGTGAACAAATAACTTATAGGGTCTTTCCCAGTCTTTTTGTGATAGTTCACTAATTATTCGTATTGCAAAAGTTTGATACAATTCATCATTTGTTAAAAACTTAATTGAGTTCGCACCTATTTCAGACGAACCTACAGTAAAAACATCTTTTTTAGGATAGTCTACTTCTACATCAATACCGTAGAACATTCTAAAAAATTGTTGTATTGAAAACTTAGTACCTTTAGTACTGTATAAATTATGTGAGAATTTTGCGGCTGTTCTTTTATCAATAAATCCTTCAAAGTATGCTTGTCCTAATAACAATTCATCTTCTATATAAGATAGTAGAGACTCGTCTACCTGATTGATATCTCTTGCATAAAATAAATCATTTACTAATCTACTTGGAGAACCGTCACTGTCCTCGAAGTGAAAATATTCTTTTAAAAACGAGACAAATTTAGGATACTCAGTTTTGAAATGGTCTGGTAAAACTTTCTCTACATCACGACCCGTAGCAAACGCAAGTTCTCTACGATTATCATCTCTTAGAGTATCGTCTACTTTATGTCCCATATTAGTTTATTACACTCGAGTCTACTTCAACTGCAGTGACAGATGATTGGATTGCATCAAACTCAATTACATTTTCTCTCAATGGTGTCACAAAAGATTGGTTAGCAGGTACTACACTTACCTTAACAAATGTATCTCCAGTCACAATACTATCTACTTGTAATCCAGTTATACTAACGGTATCTCCACTAAAAGAACCAACATTATCAACAATAACTTCTTGGGTCAAATTTGAAAATAGTTCTAATATCGTAGAACCCAAACGATTTCGGATACTACAACTTTGATTGTTGAAGTTAAATGCAGAAGAAGTGACTATTCTATTTACATCGTCTGCGACTGCGATATCCATTGGAAATTTTAAACTATGATTTTCTACTGCGGTGAGTGTTGGAGTAAATCTTTGTTGTACTTTTAAATTCATTCGAGAAGATAAAACTGCGGGACTTACTTCATCAATTAGTGCTAATAGATTAGACCTTCTGAATGATTGACCAAACTTACCAGTTTTAGTACTAAAATAAGATGAAATCTCATTGTCTATATTTGTTTTAATAGATGCTTCACTTTCACTCGTTAAGTTAGGATTAAACTGGAAGAATGTAGTAGTTTCAAGAAAAGTCTTAACTGGGTCA